AATTTTGCTGTTTTTAGTTTTGAGACGTCTTTGTCTGAACTTAAAAAAGATGGTAGATACACTAATCTAGATGATATTAACTTTGAAAGTGCTTCTGTATTAGCTGAACCAGATCATGAAGTTAATTCAGATGATACTGCTTTTACATTTAAAGATAGAGCACGTAAAAAAGTTATTGCTCGAGAATATTGGGGATTTTGGGATATTGATGATACAGGAGAAGTTAAGCCTTTTGTTGCGACATGGGTTGGTAGTACGTTTATTAGAATGGAAGAGAATCCTTATCCAGATAAGAAATTACCATTTATATTAGTTCAATACTTACCTAGACGTAAGAATATCTATGGAGAACCTGATGCTGCGTTAATTGAAGATAATCAAAAGATAGTTGGAGCGGTTACTAGAGGTATGATTGATATTATTGGCCGTAGTGCTAACGGGCAACAGGGAATTAGAAAGGATGCTTTAGATGTAACTAATGCTCGTAAGTTTGAGCGAGGGGATGACTATAAATTTAATGCTAATGTAGATCCACGTCAGGCATTTCATATGGAAGTTTACCCAGAAATCCCTAGATCAGCATTAGAAATATTAAATATGCAAAACAATGATGCTGAAGCATTGACTGGTGTTAAAGCATTTACTCAAGGTATTAGTGGTCAGGCATTAGGGGTTACGGCTACAGGAATTAGATCAGCCCTTGATGCTACATCTAAAAGAGAATTAGGAATTTTACGTAGACTTTCTAATGGATTAAATCAAATTGGACGTAAAATAATTTCTATGAATGCAGAATTTTTAGATGATGAAGAAATGATTAGGATTACTAATGAAAAGTTCGTTGCAATTAATAGAAATGATTTAGGAGGTAAATACGATATTAAGCTGAATATCTCTACTGCGGAAGCGGATGAACAAAAAGGTAGTGAATTAGCATTTATGTTACAGACGATGGGTAATACTATGCCTCCTGAAATGAGTCAAATGATTTTAGCGGATATCGCTAAATTACGTAAAATGCCTGATTTAGCAAAACGCATTGCAGAATACAAACCACAACCTAATCCGTTAGTAGAACAAAAACAACAATTAGAAATAGCATTATTGCAGGCTCAAGTTCAAAACGAATCTGCTAAAGGCCAAGAAAATATGGTTGACGTACAACTTAAATCTGCTAAAACAGAAACTGAATTGGCTAAAGCACGGCAAATGCAAAGTGGTGCGGACTTATCAGATCTTGATTTTGTTGAAAGAGAGTCTGGTGTTAAAGAAGCAAGAGAACTGGACTTTGAAGATGCAAAGCATGAACGAGCAATGGAAGCTAAAGAACATGATAGAATGTCTGGTCTTGATAAAGCTGCATTCGATTCATTAACTAAAACCCCAGGAGGAGCATGAGCGAATTACAACAAGTTGAAATTCAAATTGAAATGGCAACTAAGATACGAAAATTAAGAGATAATTGTGTTAAATTAATGAGTACAAAAGAGTTTAAAGATGTTATTGAAGAAGGTTATTTTAAAGAAGAAGCGGCTAGGTTAGTTATGGCTAAAAGTTCCAATTTAACCGCAGATCAAAAAATACTAATTGATAATATGCAATATGGTATAGGAGCTCTATCTAATTGGTTTGA